ACACGCGTAAGATCGTCGGCAGCGTCAGATGTGTATAAGAGACAGGCGTGTCTCCGTACAAATCGACCTTAATGTGTCTTATAATCTCCATACTGTCTCACCTCCTCACGACAATTCCTGCTCTGTCTTTTGAACCTCCTCGAATGACAGCCTTGTGTTTGCCAGTTCCACCTTGTTCTTTTCCCGTGTCTGCGGGTATTCGTAAAATTTCACGATGCGGTGGCTTTCTCTGATTCCCGTTGACTTTGAAATCAGCAGCACCGTGTCTCCCAGTGCGATGCTGAACACTTCCTTGTGCTCCTCTGACTGCCCCGCAAGATTGACAACGTCTGCCGTATACGATTTATAAGGCTTTGAAATTTCATCCAGTTTCGCCTCCGCATCCTCTTTCAGTGATTCAACGTCCGTGTATCTTTCATCTTTCCACGTCATTGTTTTCACCTTTTTTGAATACTGATAATTTTCGATGTAATTTTTCCCGTCGATGTTCAACATCAACCCGTCTTTTCCGACCGGAATGAGCCTTGTTGCAAAATCGTATGAATTTGACTGCACCTGCAACTTTTTGAGATTCAGACGTTCAATGAAATATGCTCCTCTGTCCTCACCATATTTCTCATATATCGAAATCTCTTTCCGGATAGAATCAAACACAATCTCGCATCTGTATGTTGTGATTGCCTGTTGTGCGACATCCCATGCGGAACAGTTTTGCTCAATGCGGACTGTCCTTTTTTTCGTAACATCGCACCAGACGACCCTCCATCCCGTTCCGGACACTGCCTCGGTCAGACATTGCTCAACCGTCTTTTCGACCGTCTCGAATCCCTGCGGGTACTGCTTTCCCTCCAGTTCCTCGACGTTCAATGTTCCGGTGCATTTGAACCATTCCCCGCTCGGCTCAACCTGCTTGATAACAAATTCATCCTTGTCGGTTCTGATATATCCCTCCTCTTTGATGGAGGAGGCAAAACGGTTCGTTCTCCGAAATTCAAACGTGATTTCTTTGTCTCCGGTTTTCAGTGTGCTCACAATGCAGGTTTCTTTGATTCCGGATAATATACACACTTTCTCATGCAAATCGTTGTATAACTCCATTCTGCCGCCTCCTATAACCACATAGGCTTATACTGCAATGTGACGATTGCGTTCCGTTCCGAGAATATGAGGTGATGTTCCTTTTTCGCTCCCGTCAGCAGATACGGAAATTCCATCAAATACACGTCTCCGAACTTGTTCTGTCCGTCCATCGTTACGAATCCGGTCTCTCCGTCGATGATGACCGTCGCCCCTCTTGGAATCGTGCTGATGACTATTTCTCCGGACGGAAAACCGTTGATTCTCAACTCCTCAATATATTCTGTCGCTGTGATTGTCAGTTTACATGGTGTCGTTCTGTTCCCCGCCGCCTCGAATTTCATTTCATGCGTGTTCTGCCATTTCAGTTCTACATCATCGCTGAACCAGTAACCTGTGAATTTGAACTCCGCTGTGTACCGCTCTTTCGTGATAGTCTTGTTCAACGTGTTCCCCGTCATGTACCCTTTGAAGTGTCTGCTATATCCGTCAAGCGTCAGAACAACTCCTTTTTGCAGTTCTGCATTGAAATCACTGACATGTCTCTGCACCTCGTCTCTGTTTCTGCCTCTGAATAACACCGTGACGGTCAAGCCGGACAGCGGAGTGTATGTCTCCGATTCTGACGGTGTCAATGCCCCGTCGAACATTTCCACCGTCACACTCGTCTGCGGAGGCTCGAAATCAACTTTCAACTGTTTCGCATCGAATGAGCGAATGTCTTTGTCATCAATTTTCATGTCTTACCTCCGTTTCTTTGTTGCTATCGCAAGGTTGTCACTTACTTTCTCCGTCGTCCGGCTCGCCACCTCGTCGCTGTCTATGTAGTTATGAACCTCAATGAAAGCGTTTATATTCTGATTGATTGCTTTTAGTTTTCGGTCGAGCATGGAGTTCAACTGCGTGTAGAACTCTGTCAGCGGCAAAATTGCCTCTGCTCCCGCCTCCCCTCCGACCATGAGCCTCGTTCCATTCATCCCGAACACGGTCGGGTTCGTCATGATACCGCCTGTTCTGTACCACTCTACTCCGAACGATGGAACTGACGGAGGATTCAGACTGAATGAACCGGATATTTTGAAATGAGGAAGTTTAATACTTGGCAGCGACCATGAAAAATTGAAAAAACCTTTGATTTTCTCAATCGCTCCGGAGACGACTGACTTCGCAGCCTCCATTTTTTCGGAGAACTTCGCCCGTATACTCTCCATGACAGAACCGACTGTTGAGAGGGCAGAATTGAGTTTTGTCGAAAAAGCCGATTTAATACTCTCAAGTTTCCCACCCGTCAACGTGTTCGCCGTCGTCATGAGAGAATTCATAGTGTCTTTTATGCCTGTGAAAGTCGCAGAGACAATCCCTTTCATGCCACCGCCTTTTGATTCATAGGCAGCTTTCATGTTGTCAAGTTTCGCCGACACATTTGCCTTTGCAGTCTGCATGAGATTTGTCGCTGTGTCTTTAATATTTGTAAACTTTGACGACCAGTTTGACCGGATGCTCTCGACCTTTGAACTGAACCCTTGTCTCAATGATTCCAGTTTAGAGGATGCGTTTGCGTTCCACTCCGACATTTTTGTCGAAATAGATGTTTTCATGTTCTCCCATCCGGTCGATATTTTTGACTTGACCTCATTCACTTTATTTGAAAAATTGGTCTTGAGTGATAACAGTTTATTGCTCGCATCCGTGTTCCACTGCTGCATAGTCGTCGAAATGGTCGATTTCATGTGCGACCATCCTGTTGCAACATAGGTCTGTATTCCGGATATTTTCTCATTGAAATTCGTCCGGATTTCCGTCAGTTTCGTCGCTGCGTTAGTTTTCCACTCTGTCATCTTTGTCGTGACGGTTGTTTTCATGTTTTCCCATCCGTCATGAACTTTTGTCTTTATCTCATCGGTCTTTTCAGAGAACTTTGTCTTGAGTTCTGTCAGCTTTCCTCCGGTCAGATTGTCAACGAATGTGAATCCTGCGGTATAATATCCCTTGATTCCCTCCCAACCTGCTGCAACAATTCCTTTGATACCGCCTCCATTTTCCTCGTATGCGGTTTTCATGTTCCCCAGTTTTTCCTTTACGGTGTCAACCGCTGCTCCCATGATATTTGATGCGGTCTCTTTGACTGCGCTGAACGCTTTCGACGCAGCCTGTCCGATTCCGGAATTAAGGAATTTGTTCTTTACCTCCTCGATTTTCTCTTTCGCACTGTTCAACGCTCCTGTGATGGTCTCCTTTATTTTTCCGAATCCCTCTTTGACCGTTGACCACAACTTGTTTACTGCATTTCTGAATGTTTCTGATTTGTTATATAAAAGCACAAATCCGGCGACCAGTGCTGTGATTGCAATGACGACAAGCGCAATCGGATTCATTGACATAACTACATTCAATGCGGACTGTGCTGCTGTCATCGTTTTTGTCGCTACCGCTCCGGCGACGCTCGCTGCCTTATGTGCTGCCATTGCTGCGGTGCTTGCGGTCGCCTTTGCTGCATGTGCGACAAATCCTGCTGCCGACTTTCCTAAATTCAGCACAAATGTTCCTGCGCTTTTTCCTGCGCTTAACGCATTTGTTCCGAACGTCTTGATTGTCGTTGCTGCTGTTCCTCCGAACTCTTTCATTTTCTTATAGCCATCAACGACATTTTTTACACCTTTTGTCATTTTTCCGAAAGCGGTCGTTGCGGGTCCTATGGCAGCCACCACCGCTCCGATTTTGATGACATTTTGAGCAGTTTCGGAATCCATGTTCTTGAGTACATCGGTCACATCTCCGACAACCTCTTTCACGGTTGGCATGATTTCCTTTCCCAACCGTAGCAGTTCATTTCCTAAAGGCAAAAGGGATGTCTGCAATTCTCTGAACTGTGTCTTTAACTGTGTAGAAAAAGAATTGTTTACCTGCTCCCCAGCTTTAGCTGTCGCACCCTCTACATTCTCAAGACCTCCCTCTACATCTGCAAGCGCAAGGACTGTGTCTTTTCCCAAATCCTCCCACATCGTTCCGAACAGGTCTACACCTGCGATATTCTGTGAAATCGGGTCGTCCATATTCTTCAGCGCAACAAGTGTCTCATGAAAGGCTTGCGATGCGGTGTCTCCTCCTGCTGCAAACTTGTCTGCCATCTCGTCCGCATTGAGACCGATTCTCTTGAATCCGTCCACTGTCGTGTCTGAACCGTCCACCGCTCTGATGCTGAACTCTTTCATTGCATCGCCGACTTTGTCAAGGTTGAACGCTCCGTTCTGCGCTCCTTGAATCAAATAAGCCATTGCGGTCTTTGCGTCCATTCCTAACGCTTGGAACTTCGGCGAATATTCTCGCATGGTGTCAAGCAGTTCGCCCGAATAGTTCGCTCCATTCTGGAATCCGACCGTCAGCACGTCCATTCCCTCGCTGATGTCGTCAATGATTCCGTTGTTTTTCATGGTCGTCAGAGTTCTCGCCAGTTCCTCATTCTCTGTTCCGAACATGTCGGACATTGTCATCATTTGCTCGGCGATTGCCTGTTGCTGCTCAACAGACATGTCTTTCGCCCCTTTGATGTTCTGAACGAGTGTGACGACCGCAGACGAGCAGTCACCCAAACTCTCTCCGAATCCGTTTGTGTAAAGATTTTGGGCGACTGTCTTGAGGTTCTCTGTCTCCTCTGCTGTCAAACCCAACTGCCCCTGCATCGACATCAAGTCGTTTTCGACATCGTATGCGTTTTTTGCAACTGCGGTCGCCATCCCTGCGATTCCCGCAGAAACAACGGTCATCTTTTTCCCAAAACTCTCTATTTTCTCACCCGCTTTTTCACAAGCGGATGCAAATTCATCCAGTTTATGATTTTTTAATTCCTTGTTGACGCTTTCAAGTTCACCCTCCATCTCGGTGAGTTTGGTCTTTGCATCGTTGACCGCAATCTTTTGTTTCGACAATGCTGTCTCCGTCTTTCCGATTGCGGTCTCGTTTGCCTTGAATTTCTGCTCAAGTTTTTCAAGTTCCTCTTTCAGTGCTTTTGACTGTTCAGAATCCTCTCCCGTCGCTTTTACAGAATCCTCGTGAGCCTGTTTTGCAGCCTCGATTTTTCCCCGTAGTTCCTCCTGTGCTGTCTTTTGCTCTGAAAGTCTTTTTGTCAACAATTCCTGTTTTTCTGTTGTCAGTGAAACGATATTTTTCTGTACTTCGATTTTTGCTGTGAGGCTCTGTGCTTTCGCTTTTAATGCGTCTGTTGCTGAACCGAACGACTTTGCCTGTGCCTGTGCCAGTTTGAACTCGCTTGACAGTTCTTTCATCTGCTGCGCTGCCGACTTCATTTGCGTCTGATAATCAGACGAATTTGCTGAAATCTTTACGCTTGTATGTGCCATCGGTTCACCTCCTCCTTTTATGTATTCTCGTTCACCGTCTCAAGTTCAAATTTCAAATATTTCAGCAGCGCAACAATATCCTCTTTCATGCACTGCCCGTATGATTCCCGCAGGAGACGGATTGCAATTTTGACGACACGGTCAATAATCTCTCCGCACACTCTCCATGTACTCCGTTCCTCCTGCTCCTCGTCCTCATACCCGTTTTCTTTGTCATACTCGTCAAATGCCGATTCTTCCCTTTCAACCGGTTCTGTCTCGATGATGTTCAGCAGCGCATCAGATACAATGTTCTGCATAACGAAATGAATCCCTTTCGCTGCTGTTAGAAATTCGATGACCTCCATTTCTCCCAGTTCCTCAAGCGACATCCGGTTTCCGAAAATCTCTTGAACGATTCTCTTGTTGAAAAACATTGCATCCGTTTTTCTTTCGGAACTGTTTTTCTCCATGAACGCAGCATATTTTTTGTACTGCTCCACCGTTATGTGATTGACAAATATTCTTTCGTTCCTGCAAGTGACCGCTATTTCCGGAATCACTTGCCACTCTGAAAATTTTTCATTATCTTCTCCATGCGGATGTTCATTTCATTCGCAATCCCCATGTCAATCATGTTAAATTCGAGTATGATTCCCGCTGCATCCAGTCCGCTCTCTGCGTCCTTTAATTCCTCGACCGTGAACTGGTCTCCGTATGCCTTGCAAATAAACAGCATCATCGCCTCGATTTCTTCTCTTGAATAACGCTGACTTGCACGATTTCCGGATGCGGTGTCGATTTTCTCTGCCAGTTCCAGATACTCCATGTATGTGTCCGCTGACATTTTCCCCATTTTGAACTCTTTGTGGTTTACGATTATTTTTCTATTCATTGAATTATCCTCCTGTTATATGTTCCTCTGTTTTGTATTTACGCAGTCTCGTCCGTCTGCTCACTCTGCTCTGCATCTGCCTCGTCCGGATATTCCTGAACCGCAGAGAACCAGTTCTTGAGTGCTGTCGCTGCGTCCGTGTCCTCTGTCACGAGATTGGATTCATCGACCGAAATTTCATAATTTCCGTCGATTGCCCTCTCGTAAAAGCTGCCTTTAATGCTCTTTGTAGTCGGTGACAGTTTTCCCTCTTTGGTGTTTGCCTCCTCGCTGATTCCCTCTGCAAACTTTCCGATATACAGCCACTTGAACTCATACTTTCCGTTGAGTTTTCTTTCTCTCCACCCGATTGCTACCTCCGGTGCGATGTCGTTTGCATTTTTCACGAGATAACCGTGTTTGTACAACTGCCCGAAAATGATTGCCCTGTCCTGCGGTGCAAGGGCATTGATTTCCAGTTCGACATCTGTTCCCTCATAGGATGTGATTACCTCCTCCGTCTCGTCATCGGAGTAAATCTTTTCCGACGTCCACTTTTCGTCAATTTTGATTTTGATTGCCCTCGCCAGTTTCTGCGGGATTTCTGCAACATACTGTGTCGATGTGTTTGCAGTGATTAAGGCGACATGGATGTCTTTGCAACCGCATGTCCTGCTCCTCACGATTTTTGATACAGTATCACTTACCTGTGTAACTGTTTCTTTGACTTCGCTCATGATTATTCCTCGCTTTCATAGTATTTTGAAAATCTCTGTGCTTTCATATAGATTCCATCCTCCGGCTCTGAATCATCTCCATTCCTGCCCTCGAACGAAAATCCATGCTGTTTCATGAGAGACTTGATTTCCCCTGCCAGTTCCACCTCGTCCTCTCTTGAGAAAATGGTGATTTGCACGAAAAGCATCACTCCCTCTGCATCGTCATCCGAAAAATTTTCGTCGCTCTCTCCCAAATCCCACAAGGTCACATGACGCTCTTTGATGTCTTTGTCATACCATCCCTGCATCACAATGATTCCCCTGCTGCTGACCTGCTCAAGTGCCTCCGATGCGTCTTTTATGATGTCTGGTCTGCTGCTCATGCTTATCACCCCACTGTCCTGTCTAAAAATGCTTGATATTCCTTTTCTGCGATTTTTTGCAGTTCACCGTCTGCCTCCCTGCCTGTCGCATAGATAAATTCTTGAGGAGGTCTGTAAATCGTTCCCCAGTTTATGAAACGGACATAAAAGTGACCGCCCTCGTCCTGTGTGTTCTTTTCCCACCCGACATCCGCTGTCGCCCCCGTTCCTTTCATTTTGACCTTTCCCATTGGTATTTCATCCGCTGCATGTGCGGACACCGACGACTTTGAACCAAATCCACGACCGCTCTTTGTGATGTCTGCTGATTTTGGCATTTTTCTGGACATGATTCTTTGCACGACAGGTTCGGCGGTTTCTGCGATTTTTTTATTCACTTCTGCGATTTCACTGTCTGTCGCTGCCCTCTCAAATGCTTTCACAAGTTCCTCAAGTCCTTGAAAATTCATCTCAACCTGCATCTCACCACCTCCGTGTCAGAATGTGACACATTATGCGACCGCACGACATTTCAGCAGCACCCACCCGTTGTCCATGAACATCGGTGATGCGTCATAAATCTTGAACTCCATTCCGTCGTACTCCGCAGAAAATTCTTTCATTTTCAGTCTGACCTCTTTCATCTTTTTGCAGTTCCGAACCTTGAACACAATCGTATTCTCAAGACCTGTCTGCAATGCTGTGTATTTCTCATTCGTTCCCAAACTCTGAACCTCGCACCAACACTCATAGAACACGCTTGTCGTCGGCTTTTTTCTGCCATCCGTGACCCCTGTGGTTGTTCTGATAATCTTCACCCGTCCAGTCGTCATGCCCTGCCACCTCCATAGATTTCTTTCAGCAGCATTGAGGAGACAGCATTTGTTACGCTTTTTGCATCTTTCTGATACTTTTCACGGTTGTCATACAGTTCCTTGACAAATGAGAGAACAAGCAATCTCTGACGGAACGTCAGATTGTACGGGTCGAAATCCGGAATCAAGTCCGACATTTCCTCGAATGTTGCCTCAAGCATGATTTCAACGATGTCCTCGTCGTCGTCATAGTCGATATGGTTGTAGCTTTTGCACTCCTCAAGCAGTTTCGTTTTATATTCCTTTTTCTCCTCGTCTGTCATTCTTCTCACCTGCTTTCATACGCAGGGCGGGAAAACCGCCCTGCTGCCCGTCTTGCTTATCCCTGCACAACTTCCGTGATTTCACCCTTGACGATTGCATCCTCGTCAACAGGCTGCACATCGAAACGGTCACGAACCTTGATTCCGGTCATGTCTTTCTCCCATAAACCTGCTGCCTTATCGTTCATGTCAATGGTCAGCACATTGCGGTCAAAGAGTGTGATTGCCTCTTTCAAATCACCGCAGAAAATCGGGTGTTTGTACCCTGTTACTGTTTCTTCATCCTCTCCAACGATAGGGGTGGATTTCAGCACTTTCTTTGACAGTTTCACAATCGGGTATTCCCCGAAAAGCAGTTTTCCCTTTGTTTTCTGTGTCGGGTCTTTCTGCAAAATATAGTTCCCGTCGCTGTCTTTCAGCTTATCAAGGTAATTGAATCCGCTCTGATTCGTGATGACCATTGATGTCGCTGCGATTGCAGGGTCGAGCGTCTCGTTGAAAATATCCTTGAGGCTGTCGATATTGGAAACGACCACCTCTTTCCCCTCGGTCATCGTGTTCATCACTTTCAGAATCATCATATTTCTGGTTGCCTTTGTCTTTTTGGCAATCCATTTGTTGATGTATGCCATGATGTTCTGTGCAGTATCTTCGAGCAGTTCAGCGGTCATCTTTAAGATGCCGCCCTTTTTCTTGATTGCGTACTTGATAGCCTTGAATGTCGGCTCGTCCATCTCCGGAAAGTCAGCAGCCTCCTCGACATTGTCGAACGGTACGGATTCCGCATCGACCTCAATGTTACGAGTTCCGGTCTTTGTAGTGACACCCTCCACGTTGACGTACTGTTCGAGGTTGTCATCGCTGCGGCGCAGTTCGATGATGTCGGTTCTGATGTCGTCCGGGATTGTGACACCGATTCCGCTCTCTCCCTCCTCGTCCGCTGTCGCATCGGAGGTCAGTGCATCCTTGTACACCTTTACGTCGTCCTCGTCCGGTTCTCTGTGGAAAAATCCTGCCTTGATGATGTTCACGAATGACTTGACGAGGTTCTTTTTGTCCGCTTTGCCTCCGTTGATGCTCTTTGCTTTTCCTGCTGCCACCTTGTCCTCGATTTCCTCATGCTCCTCCTCGTCCAAATCAAAGAGGAGGTCAAATTTCTCCTGCAATGACTTGAGTTCCTCTTTTGCTGCCTTTGCCTTATCCAGTTTTCCCTCTGCCACGAGGCTCTTGACCTCGTTCTTTTTGTCGTTGATTGCTTTCAACAGTTTCTGCATTTCTTTGTTCATGTCTCTTTTTCTCCTTTTTTAGATTCCGTACATGTCTAAATCCGCAAGAATATCCCGCTTTTCTGCCTCAATCCTTGCCTGTTCCCGCTGCTCCATCTCTGCGATGACTGCGTTGACAATGTCCTCGGTTTTCGTTTTCCGCAACTGCTCCGGAATATTTGCATATTTCTCAAAATAATCAGATGCACACGCTGCGACTGCTGCCTTTTCTTCGATTTCAACATCGAAATATTGTGCCAGTTCCGCACCGGAAAACCACTTTTCTTTTGCCATGAAAGACTTGATTTTGTCACGGGTGACACCCTCTTTCGTGTGCTCCTCGTAAACGTCGAGAATGGATTCCTCGCACAAATCAAGTTGCTTGATGACCTCTTTGAAATCGTCTGCGTTCCCCCATGCCATACAAAGCGGTTTATGAATCATTGCTTGTGCTCCGGTCGCAAAATGCAGTTCATCACATGCGAACATGATGACCGATGCGATTGACGCTGCCATTCCGTCCACATATCCGACTTTGTGACCACTGAATCTCTTTAACTGGTTATAGATTGCCAGTCCTGCGAATACGTCACCGCCTCCGCTGTTGAAATAGATGTCAATGTCCTCATACCCCTCTAACTGGTTTAGGAAATCCGCAATGTCCTGCGGGCATTTGTCCTCCTCGTACCACATTGATTCCCATGTCGCCGAAACAATGTCTCCGTAGAAATACAAGGAACATCTGCTCTGTTCCTCATTGGTCTCAAAATCCAAATAACCCACATTCTCAGTCTTTCCTGTGCGTTTATTCTTTTTTGTGAAATCAAAACGTCTTTTTAATGCCATTTTATTCACCTCCCTCCTCTGTTTCCTCGTCCTCTGCCTTGTCGGTTTCGTCCGGTTCGGTTTCGTCCGGCTGCTCTGTGTCCGGCTCTGTCTGTTCCTCCGGTTGCTCCGGTTCAGCGGTCTCCTCTGCCTCGGTCTGACCGTCTTTCAAATATGCTGCACCCGCCTGTGTCAGCGGAATAACATTGCCATTTGCGAGCAGGACATCGCCACCCTCCGCATCGGGGAGGTCAAGTTTCCGTCTCGCCTCGTTCGACATCATGATTGACCCTGCGACACCCTCTTTCAGATATGACATTTGTGTCTTTGAATCTGTCCGGAACAGAACCTTTTCGTTGAATTTGTAATAAAATCCGTTGTCCTGCTCCTCCTCGGTATTCATCTTATAATTGATTTCCTCCTCATACTGCTTGATGACGAATAGTTCCGTGTCAACATAAAATGACAACTGCTGCAATTCGCTATTTGCGTATGATGATTTTGAATAGTCATTGATTTGGTTCGGTTTTACTCCGAACGCTGCTGCAATTTGCAACGCTGTGTATTTTTTCAGTTCAAAGAACTGTGAATCCGACAGTTTGATGTCAAGCGGTGTCAGTTTCATCCCTAACGGAACGGGAATGATTTTTCCTGTATTCTTTGCACCGCTCCCGAACTCCTCGAACGACTTAATCAGTGCGGTCTTTGCCGCCTCGTTCAGTTCTCCGGTGTATTCCAGTGTTGCCTTTGCGGTCAGTCCACTTTCGTACAGACTGTTCATATATGCCTGTGATGCGGATGCTCCGGAGATTGTGTCTCTCAATATCTGCTGCACTGGGAGACCTGTCACTCCGTCAAAACTGAATGATGTTTTGAAGTGCATAACTTCGTTAGTATCAAATACATACTGACGACCGGATGTCGGGTCTGTATAGACGTACCACAACCGCCCCGCCCCTGCGAATATTCCCGCATCGTCCACGACGATAGTGACACAATTTGACTGCATCACCCACAAGTCAAGCACTCTGACCTCTCCTCCGTATTTCTTCCGGATAAATTTCTTTCTCATGTAGACGTATGCGTTCCCGTAGTGATTCCGGTTCATTTCAACCGTGTTCCAGAATACGGTCGGTGTCATGAACGGGTTCGGTCGCTTTGTCAGCAGCTTTGACGTTTCCGTCTGTTCTGCCTCTATGATGCCTTTGTCTGTTTTCTGATAGTATTTGATAGGCATTTTTGCAAGCGTCTCCGACAGCATCTTGAGACATGTGAAGTATGTCACCTCTGATGTTGTCTTTCTCCGCTTTGTCAATCCCATGCTTTCAAGGAATGACGGTGAATTGAGCGTCATCACTCCTCCGGATGCTCCGGTCGTGTCGCTGCCTCTCCACCAGTTCCTCACTCTTTCCGCAAATCTTCTCAATGGGTTCATTCTTTCTCACCGCCTTTCCCCATGTATTTCTCATACATCTCAAGCCACTCGTTCACGACCTCATTCGTGTCCGGCTTATATTCGTCTTTCATTGCTGCTTTCCATGCGTCAATGATTGCGTCAATCGGGTCGATTCTGTCCTCGTCAACCGCCTTGTCAATCTTTATTTCCCCGTAGCTGTTTGAGATGGTCTTTGCGTTCGCAATCGACCATGTCAACAGTTCGTCGAACGGAACGACTTTCTTTTTGTCTTTTCCTACCTCGACACCCTCAATTTCAACATTCCCTGCTCTGACCTCCAGTCTGAAATCAACGGTTGCGTCATTGAGTTCCTTTGCTGTCTGCGTGATAGACACGGAATCAAATCCCAGTGCCTCAAGGTCTGACAGGAAAGCAGACGCATTGTGCGGGTCGTAACAAATTAACTGCGGTTTCAATTCATACTGCTTTATCAAATCCTCAAGATATTTGATGATGTATTTATAATCTGTCTTGATTCCTCCCAGTGTCTCCGTGACTGTGACAAGACCTTTCGCAATCCACACGTCATACGGAACTTTGTCCGTTTTTATATGGTCGTCCACCCTGCTCGCCGGAATGAACGAATGTGTGTGAACAAAATACTTTTTCACACCGTCAATCATGTACGGGATGACGATTGCGATTGATGTCAAGTCTCCTCCAGAGGATAGGTCAACACCGACATAGCACTTTGAGCCTCGGAAATCCTTGAGCGATTTCAAGACAGCGCATCGTTTCCAGTCCTTTATGTCTTTGATGTACAGTGAATTTGACCACTGCATCCACATATTTAGCTGCTTGACAAGAAAATCTCGCAAGTCCTCGCCGCCCATGTCACGGGCAGTATTCGCAATCGGAACGAGGTTCTCCAGTGCATCCTCGTCAAATTCAAGAATCGGGTTCGCTTTCAGCCAGTTCTCTTTCTTGTATAGGTCATCCTCTGCATCTAACTGGGCGATATAGACGAATTGACTGTCATTCTCGAACACTCCCTTTAACAGATTGCAACAATACTCATATAGCTTGTAGCAGGGCGATTTTAAGTCAAACCCTGCGGTCGTGATGACCGAAATCAGCGCAGACTTGAGTTTCTTGATACCGCCCTCAAGCAGCTTGTACATCTGATTTGTTTTGTGTGCGTGATACTCGTCAACGATTCCCAAATACGCGCGATGTCCGTCGAGCGATTTTGTATCACCGGATAATGCCTTGATTTCCGAATGTGTAAAGAGACAATCTATTGTGTGGTTGTGCTCATGAATCTTGAACCATTCTGACAACTCCTCGTCGGAATTGATGAATTTCTCAATTTCCTCCCACACAATGTTTGCTTGGTCTTGCTTTGTTGCTGTGCAGTATATTTTCCCGTACTTGTAACCATCAAAATTTCCGTAATAACATGCTAAAATTCCGTTGATAAATGATTTTCCGTTCTGTCTCCCTAACTGCACATAGGAAGTTCTGAATCGCCTGTGACCCTTTTCTTTTGTCCTCCATCCGTTGAGTGACCCCAAAATGAAACACTGAAACGGATATGCTGTCACATTCTCTTGTTCCTCACCCTCCGCAATCGTGAGTTCCTCTGCGAAATTGATGATTTCCTCGGACTTTTCAACGTCAAAATAGTATCTGTACGGTGCTGCTTTTGCTTTTTCGAGGTCGTCAAGATGCCTTTGACATGCCAGTCTGACATATTCTCCGGCGATGACTGCTCCCGCAACGACATCACGAGCGTACTGTGTGCAACGGTCGGTCACTGCTGCCCTTGCTGCCATTTATCCACCCGCATACTTGGCGAATTTGTTCTCCGGTTTTTCGTCCTTTACTTTCGGAACTATCAACCGGCACCGACTACTCACTGTCATTCCGAAATCCGATGCACCCTGCCGACACTGTTTCATGCAGCGGTCTTGAATTATCATGAGGCGCTCACGCTCCCCGTTCACGACCTCCCGTGTTCCGACCTGCACACGTTCGTTTTTCCCTGTGTCCGGATTCATCCTGTCCTCGTAGACAGGAACATCAATCATCAACGGTGTTTCTCTGATTTTCGTCGTCACTTCGATGTACTGCTCCTGTGCAATCAGCAGCCTCGCCAGTGCGTCGCAGTCTACATTTGCAATCAGTTTGATTTCAAGCAGTTCTTTTGACAGTTTCCGGAATTTCTTTTTGAGTTCCGGTGTCAAATATGCCGGAGGCTTGACTTTGTCGTTCGGTGCGACGACCTCTGCATTTTTTCTCGCCTCAATCTCTGCTTTTGTGAGGTGTTTTTTCCCTTTCATGACCACCAAATCGGTGGGTTGTCTCTGTCCTGCCATGCAGCATCAAACCCCCTTTCCGTCCAGTGTTCACGAGTTTCGTGTCACAATCTGACACCCTTTCCGACCTGCTCCCTCTGCTGAAATTTCCGTGGGGAGTTTTCTCCGAATCTTTCGGGGGGTGCGACTAGAAAACGGTCACGCAAAACTTTTTCATGCCCCCCTGCCTCTCTGAAATGGTATTCAATCAATGACCTCAACTGTGCCTGTGCTGCTTTCATGCTTGCATTGCTTTTCTTGTACATAGCTGTGATTGTGTTGTGTGTCTTGAGGCTTAGAGGTATTAAGTTCAACGGGTTCAGCCTTTGCTCCCAGTCCTCCTCAAGTTCTATGATGTGATGGACTGGGTCGGAATCTGTCAGTGTTATCAACTCATGCGAGACATACAGTGCGTATATATCCACATACTCAAACACACTCATGATGACAGCCCTCAACTCCCGCCATTCTTTTGAGATATAGAACTCTGCTGCTCGTGGGTCTCTGCGTGTATTGTTATACACGACATGCCTTGACTGCTGCCTCGCCTCACACTCTGCGCACATATTCATTGCCTGTGGTATGAGCCGACCGCATCCTCTACATGTTTTCAATAGCACACCGTTCAACTCCTCTCTATCCTCTGCCTCCTGCTGTCTCATATCCTTGCAAGAGGCGGGCAGACATCGCACGAATCCGTGTCCTGCTGCCCGCATATAACAGGAGGGCAAACAGGCAAGAAAAAAGCGACTGCATCACTGCAATCGCTCGTCTCAACTGTTCACGGTATCATATTAGCACGTTTAATTCCCTTTGTGTTCACCCACTTTTGACCCCCATTTTCACCCTGTTTTCACCCCGTTTTGTTCAAATTGTTTTTATTTTCGCCACAAATTGAGGTGTTGTCTAATGCCTTTGCACCGAATAATTTAATTGACAGTTTCGGAATCATAGCCTTGCACCACTTTTTCGGAGAGTTCTTTCCGCATCCAGTCTCCCGTGTCACTTCCTCGTATGACATGCCCTTGATATATACCATCTCAAGCACATCGTATTTATACCCCTCACCCGCTGCCTCTGCATCCTCTTTCAATGATTGCAATGCTTTGTTCATGTGCTCGAACAGAATCACGGTCTCCGCTCGACATTCTCTGATGGACTGCAAAAACGCTCTCTCTGCTGATATATTGTATCTTGATATGTCTGCAATCTGTGTCACTTCTGATATTGCGTCCTTGATATACCGCTCCATCTCTCGATAGTTCTCAAGAAACATCTGCGTTTTTTGCAGCGGTGTCATTTCCTTTTCTTCTGCCACGTCTCTTTCCTCCTCGCCTTTTCAGAGGCAAACCGTGATATTTCCTCCAGTTATTTGAGTGTTCCGGCTTTCCGACCTTGTAAAGCGTCTGTAATGCTGAAATAGCCTCTTTTGCAGATATTCCGACCCGCATGAGCGCATTTTGCAGATTTTCGGTGTCTGCTCTGATTCTGATTTCCGGAATCTGTTTAATTTCCGGATTTTTGACTGTTGCTGCGTCTGCTGCACGTTTTATGATTTCAGAGACCTCTTTCTCCGTCTTTCCCTCTGCCCGCAGCTTTGAAATGATGGTTTTCACTTTTTCGGCGAATTTCATGTCACATCCCTCCCTCTCCCCTAGCTGAAAGGGAGTTCTTCATCTATTCCGTCCGGAATGTTCATGAATCCGTCGCCCGTTTCCGAATATGCAGCGTTTTGTGTGTCCTGCTGCCCTGCTGCCTTTTTACTTTCCGCAAATTCCTGTTCCTCGACGATGATGTCGGTCGTGTAAACCTTTTTACCGTCTCCGTTCGTATACGAACCTGTTTGAATCCGTCCGGTGATGATGATTTTCGTTCCCTTTCTGAAATACTTTTCCGCAAACTCCGCATCCCGTCCAAATGCAACGCATCCGATGAAATCTGCCGACTGCTCCCCGTCTCTTTTGAATCTTCGGTCAACCGCCAACGTATAACGTGCAATGCAGGTCTGCTCCTGCGAACTGTTCCGCTGTGTGTATCTGACATCGGGGTCTCTCGTCAGACGACCCATCAAAATGACCTTATTCATTGCAATCCTCCTGCAAAAAAGCCTCATTCTGTAACCGCTGCAACTCGACAAGTCCTTTTTTGAACGCAAGGTCATCGCCATTCATGCAGGTCTCAAATATCTCCTCATATTTTCCGATATGCTCTGAAATGAACCTTGCCTCTGCTGCTGTCCGGCTTTCATTGAGGAACATCCCTTTGATTGCCTCCCTTGCTCCCTCGCATTGCAGACGTTCCTCCTCGTTTTCTGGAGGTGTCTCTTTGAGCATCTTGTCAACCACTCTGTCTATTGCATCCGCAATCTGACGTTTCCACCCTTTTGCGGTCTCCTCAACAAGCTGTGACTGAATATCCTCAAATGACTTTCCGTGTGCTGCTCCGGTGATTCTGATTTCCTTTTTCCCTTTTGCTGAAATCAACACCAGTTCGTCATCGTATGCCTCCATGTAATAGGCGAACTTTGCATCAAAATTCCCCTGCGGATTTATGATGATTTCCGGCTCACTGCTGCCCTCGGTCTCAATCTTTACCCCGATATATTTTTCTCCTGCTGCTTTCGCATTGATGAATACTGCCTTTAAACTGCTTTTGTTCATATCCTGCTGCCTCCATTCAATAATCTCTCAAATAACTGTTCATATAGTGCCTTGTATGTGTCACGTTCTGTCTCTAATTTGACAATAACATCCGGCGATGTCATCGCCTGTTCATGTAACTCTGTATTTGCCCCATACGCAGCCTTTTCCTCTTTCAAGTTCTCATTCTCCGTCTTGAGCCTTTCAATCTCCTCCTGCTGCCTTATTCGCTCCTCACGGTATGCTTTTGATGTCTTTGTGTTCTCCCCGATTGCAAGCGAAATCATGAGTGCGATTTCAATGTTTTTCATTTCCTGCTCCGATACCTGCCCGATGTAATTATTCACACGGTCAACCGAAACTGATGTCACCTGTTCACACAAAACTGTGGATTTCCTTCCTGTGCTATTGATTATCACATGCGTCGGGAGGTCGGTTTTTGGTGCTGTGGTCAGATATACAACCTCAATCACACCGGAATACCTATTGTTTTCATCATTGCTGACCACAACCGCAGGTCTGTCCGCATATTGCTCACTTCCGTTCGTCGCCCCCCTCTTGCGATGTAAAATATTTCTCCTCGTCTAATTTCATCCATTGTCCTGCTGCCTCCTGTTCTCCTCGAATCTTCTCTCAAAATATTCCTCTGCTTTTTTCACTGCCTCTCTGCAATCGTACCCTGTGCAAGAGTGCAGGTGAGACCCGACACAAAATTTGCATGTGTTGAGTTTCACCCACTCCTCCCTGTTACACATCACGACCGCTCTCAACAATCCCGACCGCCTTGTTGATGCTGATGACCTCCTCGCCATCGTCTGTCACCCCGTCACCGTTCGCTCTGATGTCTGCACAAATCTGTTTGATGTCTGCCCTCTCAAGAGGCTCGCCATTCTCATTCAACAAGCATGTTCCCATGATGCAATAGCCCTCCTCAAGTCCGGCGAACTCCGTGAGTATGTATGTCACGAGAACTCTGACTGTACGTCCGGTGTTTTTTCCGTCCTTGAACTCCATCATTTCAAGAATGTCGCCCTTTTTATAGTCACGGTCATTCTTGCGGAGTTCAAATGTCTTTTCGCCTCTTTCGACCTCTCCGAAAAATGATGCTCCCAGTTTGATGTGATGCACTTTCTGACCGTTCTCCTTTGTATCTGACGGGAGATTGTTCATCCGCTGCTCGTCTGCCTGTTCACGGAGTTTCTTTGCAGTCTCTTTGTCGATTCTGTCCTGCTCCTCCGAATATCGCTGCTCGTCGGTCTTGTATGCCTCCGCTCTGTTCTTGTACTGGTCGCACTTCGTACACGTTCCGGTCTTGACGTTGCATGTCTCGTATTCTGTGCAGGAGTAGCAGAGTGATGTGATTCCCTCCGGATGCGGTGTCTGGTAGTCGCCACCTGCTGCCGGATGCTCCTCATATCCCGCCGATGCTGCCCGCTCCCAGTTTTCACCCTCGGTCTCCAACCCCTCCGGTGGATTCATGCCGATGTCAGATTGTGACACGTCCTCCTGCTGCCTCTCTGCTTTCATGTCTTTAATCTCTGTATAGGACAACTCTCCGGTTTCTTTGTACCTATCAAGTGCCTGTTGCTGCTTTTCCGCAGACATCCCCGAAAGTTCATAGGCTGCGGAGAATGTGAGACGTTCTTTGTTGAGTTCTTCTCTAAACTCCGGAATCAGATTGTTGCTGATACTCTCCACCTGTGCGATTTTCGTCTTTGACATCTTAAGCATCGAGGAAATGACATCACGGAGGCGACCCGACTTGAGGTCATACCCTTTGATTTTCTTCCCGTCCGCTTTCATGCGTTCGAGACACGCTTTCAATCTCTGTTCCTCCTCAATGATGTCTTTCACCGACTTATTCCGGTATGCGTTGGCGATGATGATTTCAACCTGCTCCTCGTCCTCGTCCTGCGGTGTCGTCAACTTGCATGTTGCAACCTCAAAATCTTTATACCCCTGTCCGACGAGGTACTTGAGTGCGAGCCACCGTCTCTCTCCTGCCACAATCCTATATTCGCCCTGCTCGTTCGGCTCATATACGACCTCAAGATTCTGCTTGAGACCATACATGAGGATGTTGCCCGCCAGTTCCTCAATATCTGCCAAATCATAAAAATTCAGCTTGTTCCGGTACATCTTGAAAATTGAAATGTCCTTTGTCCGGAATCTCGCCCTCGGTGATTCCTCAATCCCTGCTTTGCTGCTTTTGTTTAATGCGTCCATAACGCTATAACCTGTCGCCATCTTCTTTCCTCCTGTTTATTACTTCCCACCGTTTAACGCTTGCACTATTTCCCGATATTCCCTTTCACGTTCGGAAATTTGAGCCTCTAAAGCATCCAACCGTCTGTATAACTGATTGATTGCACGAGAGGGAAGTGTTTCACCGTTTCTCACTAAAATCTTGATTATTTCAATCCTGCTCACGCTGCTCAAATCTGCAAGTATCTGAATTTGCGTGTTTTGGTCTTTTGCCTCTCGGTACATGATGCAGATTTCCCGCTCCGTCACATTCCCTCACCCTCTTTTTTCTTTCGCTCTGCCTCTTTCTCTAATCTCTGAAAAATACAGAACCCTTTGCACTCGTCCGGCTCAATTTTGCACTCCGCACATGACTGATACAATGCCCCGTCAAGTCTCCTCGGTCTTTTATCCATGCCCGCTCCCTCTATTCCGTCAATTTCTGTTTCTTTGTCTCTGTCCGTTCGACGTTTATCTCGCCTTTGCTATTCTGTGAAATAGATGCTTTGACACCCCCTCGGAGATTCAATGTGACTTTTGCAAGTCCTCCTGTATAAATTTCCTCGACTGCTGCCCGCAGAATGTTCACAATGCCCTCTCCGGTTCTCTTTTCCGGTGCTGCATCCTCTCCGAACAGAACCGACACATTTTTCATTGCCTTTTCTTTCCGCTGCTTTTCTTTCTGATATTCGACCGCCTCCGGACAGGAGCAGGACATTGTCGCCTTTTCCTCTGCCTGTGGTTGCGTCAACTGCTCCTCTGTGTCAAGCTGCACCATCTGTCCGCAAAATCGACACGGTGCTGTGTTTATAACATTTCCCATTGTGTTTCCTCCTCTACTCAATGAATTGTTCTGCCTTGAATCTGTCGCCCATATCCATGAAATATCCGTACAAAAATTCTTTCTGTTTCCTTGTCAGATTCCTCATGTTTGTTACGATATAGCCTCCATATCCGGACGGGTTGTGAATCAGACAATAACCTTTGACCGCTGAAAGAAAGTCACGCTTTAATCTCAAGCAGTTTTCCCCGTCCGTTCGCTTTTTTCTCCACTCCCAGTATTCTTCATCGAACCCTTTCTTTTCGCATATCTCTCCTGCCGATTCCTCGTGATGTCCGAATGGACTTTCTGTGAACTCTCCTGTCGGGGATAGCCACCCGAACTCTTTCCCCTTTGTTTCCTGCTGCCCTGCCGCCTCCTGCTCCTCTCTTTGGTTCGGCATGATTCCGTTTTGAAAATCCTCAAAACATTTCTCGAACTCCTTTTTGTTGAGTTCCCTTGCTATTATCTTTTTGTAATCTAATGCCTCACCCTGTTCTCCGTCTTTCAGCAGCAGCATCCGACACATTCCCCATTCCATCTCACTGAATCCCAAACCGTAGCATCGCATCACATAATATAAGCCGATTTTCAAGTCCGGATTCCTTTTCAGTTCTACCGCATCAATATAGTTCTTGTTCTTCAGCGCATCCCATACGATGTGAAAATAATAGGCGAATCCTTTCTCAAATGACCCGCATTTTCCGGATGGTGTGATGACCACGCATGTGTCGCACCCGTTATCTCCCGTGTTATGTAGGCATGAGGTGTTGTTGTACGTTATTTTCCTTTTTCCCAACCTTACCCCTCCATTTCCCTCAATAACTCATGAACCACATTCCGATAGTCCTGTGACACGATGCAATTCTTTGAGAACTTCGGGAGAGGTTGCATCCTCATGGATGCCTTTTCTGCCACAATAGACCGACGAACCGACGTGACGAACATGTCAAAGCCGGAACTGTTTTTCATCCACTCCTCAAACTCAAGTGATGTCTTATTTTTCTGTCGCATCGTCATGAGACCTTTGATGCGGAGTTCCGGATTGATTTCCCGCAGGTCGTCCACCTGCTCCTGCAAATTGTGAATCGCCTCGTTTTCAAATCCACCGACTTTCACGGGTGCAATGACAAGTTCTGCTGCCAGTAAAATGTTGATAACGACCATGTCGAGGAGACGACCGCAATCACACACGCAATAGTCGTATGCGGCTGCTACCTCTGCCAGTGCATCCCGCAGCCTCGTGACTTGATTCTCCTCCTGTTTGAGTAAAAGGTTCATGTCAGTCTGCATCAGATACCCGTTCGCCGGAATGATGTCGATGTGGTCGTACTCCGTTGATTGTATGAGTTCCGTTGTCCGGTATCTTCCCCCGACGTTCTGATGATGCTCAAGCAGTTCCGACATTCCGATTCCCTCCGGTTCATACCGCCCGAACGTCTTTGACGTGTCGCCCTGCGGGTCTCCGTCAATCACGAGAACACTTTTGCCCTGCTCCTGCCCTAACATATAAGCGATTGAATCCGACGTTGTCGTTTTCCCGATTCCACCTTTCGGTGACATTACTGCAATAATTTTCATGTTGTTTCCTCCTGTTATCCTCTTGTTTTAATAATCTCTTGCGTGACATCCGCAGCGGTGCATAGTCGTCATTTCCTCTCCGACCTTATAAAGCAGATACCCAAATGAAACGACTGCTCCCAGTACAATGACACCTGCTGCCAGTAAAATCTTTTTCATGTCCTCACCTCCCGCTATATGTAAATTGTGTAATAGATTTTCATTTCCAAATCGCTGAAAGAATAGTCCGGTGTCTCGGTCGGCTCAAGCGGTCTCATGAGATTCAATTCTTTCCATCGTCTGTGACGTATCTCCGGAATAACTCTGAATTTTCTGACCTGCTGCGTCTGCACTTCGCTATACACTTCTATCTCTTGTCGCAGCGTTGCAAAAAATCCGGTGAACACCTCTTTGTCTCCTATTACGATTCGTACCCTGTCAGAGTTCTCCAGTATCATGGAAAATTCCTGCACTGTCATTTTGAACCGCCTCCCTTAATTTTCCCGTCTTTTAAGATGCTGTTGTTCGGAATATCCATGACCATCTTTTCGATTGCGGTCTGCGTTCCATTCGTCCGTCCCATCACAATCATGACATCATTCATCCTCCAACTATTGAGAGACAGGTATTTCTCAATGACCTCGACCGCCTCCTCTGCGGAATAGCAGGTTGCAACAAAATGTCCTGTTGCTGCCATGTCTGCAAGGAACTCTTTCTGTGTGTCCTGCTGCCTGTTATTCCCGAATTTCATTTCAATGTACAGTCCGCAATATATCCCTTTCGGGTACGGGAGGCATAAATCAGCGACACCCGCCTTGACACCCATTTGTTTGAGTTTCACTGCCTCAAGCCTGTTCCTGCTGCCTCCGTTCGGTACATGGTGCAGCCATTTCAACTCCGGATAGCGGTTCATGTTCCACCCCGCCCATTGGATGACGTTAATTTGTTCTGTGTCCTCACTCCTCATTGCATATCTCATGTTCAACGTTCTCACCTCCTCCCGCTGTCTCTGCCTTATATTCTTCTTTGCACCTGCCGAAAAACTCGCAGAACAGACAAATATGTCCGCAATCCTTGACCCTCAACATGTGCCGGATTCTGTCAATCAGTCTTTTCAATGCTCCATTCCTCCTCCAGTTCTTTCGCCCTGTTCATGATTCCCTCGTTGTATGAATAAACATAGATTCCGTTGTTCCACAAATGCTCCCTTGCTCCCCGCTCCCCGTAGTTATAAGCTGCAAGCGCATCCTGCACCGTTCCGTATTTCCCTATGAGTTCCGCAAGATAGTCAATCCCGACTTTCACATTCTGATACGGGTTCATGAGGTTCGTGCAGTTCAGCCTCTCCATCCGGTCGGTGTGTGCCGATTCATAAATCTGCATATAACCGAAACTGTGTCCGTCGTCTCCGACTTTATCGAATGTATATCCGGATTCCCTCTCAATCAGTGCCACAACGACGGAATAATCGACCCCGTATTGATTGCACAATATGTATGTGTAGCACTGCATTTTCTCCGGAAAATAGCCTCCTGCGTCCGCATACTCCTCCGGTATGTCATGATAGACGAATCCCTCGTTTTCTCCTCCCCAGTCTGCGGACATCGTGTCAAATATCGCATACTTGTCCGGCTGTTCTTCTGTCTCCTGTTGTGCTTTCCATTTCCGCACTTTTTCAAGCATCGCATTTTGTCCGGATTCCTCCCGCTGCCTCTCGATTTCTGCCATTCGTGTGTCGAAAGCCTCGGAACTTTTTTCAAACTTCTCTAATTCCCGATTGCTCACCGCTCCTATAATCAAGCAAGCTGTCATCATAATGGCAAGTGACAGCATCACCGTCATTGTCACTCGCCTTTTCATTCGTCGCAGTCTCTTTTTACGTCTCCATTCTCGTCTCGTCATTTTCCTCTTTTCTCCTCACTCTCATTCTCGCCCGTATGTAAAACATGTTGTTGAAATCGTTGTAATAGATGCCCGCATCCGCAAAATCAAAATCCGGATACCACTTTTTCATCTGCTCTCTGACCTGCGCATGACCTTTCCGCATCTCCTCGACATAGGTTGCTATTTTCTTATAACTGCCCTTTGCCTTTTCCGGCTGCTTTGAATGAACCACACGGATGTCGGGGTCTTTCAGTCCTTGAGAGGAGTTCCACCGTTTCTCTGATTTCACCCTCTGCTTTTCCTTGACGATATAGTTCGCCATTCCGGAAAGACCATCCTTGTCCTTTTGCAGCCTCCGCAGTTCATTCCTGCTGCTCTGTTTCCAACATGCCTCGACCGCATCCATATCCATCTGACCGTCCATGACGATGTGATGATGCCACCGTATTTCCTCGGTCGGATTGTACTCCGTGACATAGACATATTTTGCGTTCGGGAGACCCCTTTTCTTTCTCTGATAATTGACCCGCCGGATGAATCTCTGCATGTTCTTGATTGCTGCGTCGATGTCTCCGTCCGGTGGGAGGTGCTCGTCATCGTATGTGAGTGTTATCCACAAATCTTTGTCCGTGAAATTCTCGTTGATAAGACGCTCCACATATTTCCGAGCGTTCTTGTCGTTCAGATCCCTTTGAGCCTTGTCATTGTCCTTTTTGATGCTCCGACCCTCCGGAGGTACATCGTCCATGTTCGTGAACTGCGGATATATTTCAACCTCGAACTGCTCCCCTGCTTTTATCTCCTTGAGGGCATACACAACCTTTTTCCCCTGCTTGAACATCTGCTCTGCAAACCATTCGTGCAACTGCTCAAGCTGTTTGTTATATGCTGCCTCATAGTCATACGGGATGAACACCATCCCCCTCTTTCTCCTGCTGCCCCTGCTCCCCTTTTTCTCTTTTACCTTTGCCATTCTGACACCGTTCCTCCTGCTGCCTCTTATTTCCTCCCTCTGCCCCTGTCGTTGAGTTGTTACTATCCATTACAAGGTCGAGATTGAGGTCTGAAACCCCTTTGAAAATGCGGTTTTCGCCCGCTTTTTCTTGTTGCTTTCTTGTGTCAGATTTGCTATACTATTCATAGGTTTTAGCGACTGACACAATCGGTCGAATCCGGACACCGCTGCAACGGTGTCCTTTCTTTTTGCTTTTTTATTTCATGTATTCAATCAGCATCCCACCGTCTTTTGCGCACTGAATTTCTTGCTCCATGCCTGCTGAAATTCCGTATCTCATACCGACTACAAGAATGTCGCACCGTCTCACGATGTTTATTCCTGCTACCAGTCCGCACTGTCTCTCTGCCTCGTCTGCCTCATTCAAGCACTGTGTCATATACAAATGCGGTGTGACTGCTACCTCACCCCGCATCAAGACTGTTCGTGTCAATTCTCTTGCATAGTCTATGTTACGTTGCAATGTCGCCTCGTCTGCTGCTCGGTACGGTGAACATATATAAACCAATTTCATGCACTGCACCTCCTCTCTCCTGCTGTGCTTTATATGTCGAATGTGTAATCCCACACTTTTTCATCCCCAGTGAGTTCAATGTCTCCCTCGTGCATGTATGCCTTGCACCGGAAAAATGATTCTGCATGGTCGTATGATTCCGCAACCCCGTCCTCGTTGATGTCAACCTCAATCACGCTCATTTCTTTTATTCCCCGAATGACAAGGAATTTGCAGGAATCCACCGCCTCTTTACAGAGATACACGACACCATCCCATGATTTTCTGATTCTTCCCTCACCGACGATTTTCTCCATCGTCTCTCTCGGTGCTGCGTGATAAAATTTCATGATTATCCTCCTTGTTCTGCCCCCCCTCCCGATAAAGTCGAATATGCTCATTTGTGCCTGTTCTGCCCTTATCCGCTCCGATGCTTTTCGGAAATACTCTGCATCAATCTCGAACCCTAAAAACTCGTGACGTGTCCGGTGTGCAGCCACAAGACACGCTCCGCTCCCCGCATGAGTATCAAGAATCTTGTCTCCTGTTTTTGCATATCTTGAAATGACCCACTCATAGAGTTTCACTGGTTTCTGCGTCGGGTGAAATGTTCCGTCTTTTAAGAGTTCCACTCTGTTCATGACGACGATGCGTGTCGGAACATCAAAAGAGGTGTATGCGAGTTCGCAATCCGACATTGTCAGACCATGTTGACCTTTATCCCATACAATCCACCCCTTTGTGCCTCGTATGAGATACTTCACAAAATAATTCCCGCCCCATAAAATTTGATTGACTGAAATCCTCTCCAATTCTCTGAAATACTCCTCCGGAGGAATTGCAGCATCCCAGTTCTTTCTGACATGTCCTTTGCGGGTGTGTTTCGGATTCCTCTTGTTGATATTCAGCTTTTGACCGTCAATTCCTATCCCATAAGGCGGGTCGCAGATTGCCAGTTCAAAGAACTTGTCCGGAATCTCACGCATCGCAGTCATACAATCCATGTTGTAAAGCTGATTTAATTCAAACATGATAACCTGCTCCCTCCTTTCCTGTGTCTCTCTGCGTAATCGGGCGACTGCTGCAACAATCGCCCGTCTGTTTTCTCATGCTCTGCAATTTTTGCTTTTATGCGGTTGCAACCGCTCCCTCCTTTGACCTCCTCTCCCATTTCTGACGTTCCTCCTGCTTTCCGGTCATATATCCGGCAATATATGACTTGTCAGCATCGTCCATCTGCGTGAACTGCTCCGCAATATTCTCAATCAGTTCCTTTCTTTCATCCTTTGACATGCCCGTCACGCTCCTTTCCTTTCTCTGATTTTTTCAAGTTCTGCTTTTATGTCTTTTCCGGAATATTCTGCGAGCAGTTTTTCCGAAATGTGATACGTCCATATTGAGGACATTTGCACCGCTGTTCCGATTGGCAATTTCCCCTGCTGCATCGCTATTCTGACGAACTGCGGTGACACATTCAAAATGACTGCTGCCTCCGTTGGCAATATGCGTCCGACTTCCATTCGTCCGACCTCCTGTTCTGACCTGCCTTGTCAATGCGTGAGCGGTCATCCCACGCAGACGGGCATTGATGCCCGTTTCGGCTCTATCAATAGTCATCCTCTATCTGTTCATCTGCTGTCTCTTATACACATCTCCGAGCCCACGAGACTCCTGAGCATCTC